ACCAGCACTGCTTACACCTTTGTCGTAAAACTTTTCAAAATCTGTTTCCATCGATTCTACTAATGCTACTAATTCTTGATATTTACTCATTTTATTTCTCCTGTAATTATTGTGTAAATCTTTTTCCAATTTTGGACTACTGGATATTCACATTCATGGTGCATATTATGCCCGTGTTCCATTAGTATGCTTTTAAGCCCTAATTGATGCCCAACATCTGCATTTTCGGGTTTATCCTCTATCCAAAATAATCCCAAATTTTTATATTCAAGTAATGCTTCGTCTTTGTCAGCGCCTGTGTCTAAGTATACAAATTTTTCAAAAGTATTCTCACCAAAAATCTTTTGTATATTCATAGTTCTAAGACGTTGTGCATTTTGATCACGGCTAAGACTTGTGATACAATGAAATTTAAATCCGTGCTCTTCATGTAAACGTTTAACATAATATGCAGCATCTCTAAGAGCGGGTAAAAACCCAATTGCTGCACTCTCGTTAAAAAGTCTAATCAATTTTTTGGCTTCATATTGATCCAAATTTTCGTATTGATCATGTAAGTAGTAACTGTGTTTTCCATTTGGTTTGGTAACGTATCCACGTTCACTCATCCAAACATGAAACGCCCATTCCCAATCTAGGATAACTCCGTCTGCGTCTGTAAGTATAATTTTTTTCATATGTATATTATACACAACTTTAAATTTTATCCATAATAAAACGGTATATTTTTCTGATGTGGCACATACGATGGCGGACTTGGATTCCAAACTCCAGTTTCCAAAGCTGTTAACATATCTTTGGCTAATATTTGATTCATTTCTTCAGACAAGTGACAAATAAGATTTTTTTCGTTTCTTGCTAGAATATCCCAAAAAGGAGTATGTCTTTGTAAATCTGCTTCCGTGTATGTTTGACCAGCGATAAAAGGAATGTATGGTTTCTTTTCAATTATGCTAGACAGCATAATAAACGTGTAAGTTTGTAAAACCACAGAGTTATCGCCAGCTGAATTAATAATAATATTTCTTTTTGTATCTTTCTCCCAAAAGCAACTTATTATTAAAGTGTCGGGTCGAATTTCCTTTATATGCTTTATTATCAAGTTTTGAAATGTAAAAAGAAAATCGTTGTCAAAATAAAAATATAAATCTTTTAAAATTTCTATTCTTTTAATTGTTTCCTTTTGCTCATCATCACTTAATCTTTTCTTTTTTAAAAAGCTGTCAACTGATTGAAAAGTTGATAGTCCGTTTTCTTGTCCATACTTGTCAGTTATAACATTTTCTGGCCACCTTCTAGAGTCAGTTACACAAAATATATTTTTCTCATGTTTGTGATGATTATCTAAAAATTTTTGATAGGAATAGAATAGACTCGATCCACATAGTGCATAAATTGTAGGATCATATCCTGGGAGATGAAACATCCAAGCCTGATTTCTTATATGAGGAGCATAGGCATGCGCAAAACTATCTCCGAATATACCTAAGCTGGTCATTTAACCGCCTATGAACACATCAGAAGAACCAGAAGTAGGGTGCCCGCAAGTAGCAATATCCCCAGCTTTGCAAGTTTTTATATTATTAGTGAACACATTCGGAGATCCAGTAGCCATAACAGGCGAGGAATGCGGAGGGTCTCCGTGTGGTGCTACCCTATCTCCTACTCTTGCAACAGGTTTATTATTAACAAACACATTCGGAGATCCTTGAATAATCGGACCTCCTGCAATATCACGCCCTGCGTCTCTAGCTACTCCTGGCATTACTAATCCTTTGGTATAGAATCTACTTTTTTCTTTAGCTCTACTAAATCTATATCCTGTTCTTCATAAAATCTAATTAAACTAGATAAATATAACCATTCATAAGGGCTTACTGTTCTCAATCCGTCGTCTTTGGCTAAATCTTTAAGTTCGTCAAATATACTAGTTATAGACGAAATATCTTGTGAGATTTTAGAAAGATTTTCAACTAATTTAATTTGACTTTGAGAAATTTTTTCCATAGAAGTTACGAGCCTGTCTAGATGATTAGTGTAGTCTAATGCAATACCTTTAGAGCCATCTCCTAAAATAGGAGCTTGACCAGGCGGCGGCGATATATCTAAATAATTGTCAATATTATAAGAATATGTACCAGACACTGTCCAAGGTGTTGCGTCATCATTAGATCCGTATGATGTTACTGTTATAATTCCAGAAATAGGAAAATCATTTGTTATAGTAAATCTAAATTGAAATTTAGAAATTCCTGTAGTAATTATAATTTTTGTAGGATCTTTTTCTTTAAAGTAAACTGTAGGTAGTTGTTTTGTTCTACTTTTTCCTGTGTTTACAGTTACAGAAATAAAGTTAAGAAAATTAGTTTTTAAGATTGCTCCAGAACTATGACCGACAGTCCATGCAACTTCTTGATTTTGAGTGGTCGGTTTATCTAAAGTTACTTCCCAAAGTGCTATCACTGGTTGATAAGTTATTGAAACTATTCTAGCCATAGTTATTCCTTCATTAAAACATGCCAGATGTTACTGGCTGTATTCCTGTTGTTTGAAATGTATACTGTTTAGCGATTTCGTCATCGGAATGAGCCATGATAGCAACAGCTAGTTTGTTAAAGTTTAATTTACTATCAGGGTTAACTGTCATCAATATAGGAGCCATGCCTATACCTTTTTGATTCATTGCTAACATTAGTGGTTTTTCCAATGTAACAATTTTATCATCTTCTTTAATAAACTTACCCATGACCTCTTCGCCTGAAATTAGTTTCAGGGTTACTACATCATTTTCGTCAAATCTTGTTTTTTCTAATAACATGTTAGCCTTTCAAATATTGTTTAAGTTCTGTAAATCCGCCAACAAGTTTATCATCTAAAAATATTTGCGGAACTGTTCTTGCTGTGGGTACTGCTTCTAATAAATCTTCTTTACTGTATCCATCGCCAATTTTTCGTTCTTCGATCTCAATGCCTTTTGCTGCAAGTAAAGCTTTGGCTTGATCACAAAATGGACAATTGTACTTGGACCATACTACTGCTTTCATAAACTTGGTAACTCCTCATAATCGATAGCATCACTCATAACGCCTATAACATAATTAGTCGATTCATTCTCTTGTAAGGCAGTTTGCTTATTGCTTGTATTAACATGTTTGTTAAACCACGGAATTGGAGTAGTTTTTGGAGCAGGATGACTGTATTTGATACCAATTTCTTTTAGTGCGGCGGCTGCTGTGTAGTCTACAAATTCTTTTAGAATGTTAGCATTAAGTCCAATTACAGGACCTTTCTTGAACAAATAGTCTGCCCATGCCTTTTCTTCGCGAATAACTTCTTCATACATAGCATACACTTCTGACTCACATTCGATTTTAGCTCGAGCGAATCGGTCATCTTCTTTTACCACTGTGTTAATCAACATAGCAGTCCATTCTTTGTGTAGCAGTTCGTCTTGTAGAATCAAACTGATAATGTTACCATTACCAATAAAGATCTTGTTCTCTACCATGGCTAAACTAGTAGCGAAACTAACCATAAAGCGGAAAGCTTCTAGTGCATAGCTGGCATTAAGTGCTAGCCAAATAGCTTTGACATGTTCTATTTCAGTAACGTTAGTTTCATTCAATTCTTTACGGCAGTTTAGTCTATGTAATTGATCATAATACTTGCCCACACTTGATGCCATGTTGACAATTTCTTCAGTATCGTGAATAGTGTTAAACACTTCCTTAGGCACGTTGTAGATATTACGAATAATATGACTGTAACTACGGCTATGGATGTTAGTTTCAAAGAAACTCCAGTTATACATCAATGCTTCTAATTCAGGCAATGATACAACTGGTGTAAAAATCTGACTTGGTCCGCGTCCTTGTAAACTATCTAGTGCTGTTTGTCTTAACAAGTTACTGGTAAAGATATGTTTAACTGCATCACTAGATTCTTTAAAATCGCCAGCATCTTTAGTTAGACTAATTTCCTCTGGTACCCAATAGAAGCCACGGGCTGTTTGTTCAATCTTTTGTATCTTAGGATACTTAACTTCTTCAAATCGCTGAATTGTAACTGGACCTTCTGGATCCAAAAACATTTTGCGTGATAAGTAGTCTGTCTTTGTCTGTAAGTTATATTGTTGTTTGCTCATTTATATGATTCCAATTAATTATTTTCCACTGATTCTCTAAATATTTCTTCTTGTCAGATTGATAGTCTAACGCCCAGGCATGTTCCCACCAGTCGATCAATAGTACTATGTCTTTTTTTACTTCGTGATTTGTTATTGTTTTTATTTTACCGCTTTTACTAAGATACACCCATCCGCTGCCTTGTATACCCATAGCCGTTTTTTCAAACTCTTCTTTAAACTTATCAAAGGATTTATAGTGTTTGTTTATAAATTCTTCTATAAGACCTTCTGGTTTATTTTTACTATTAGGACTTTGATATTGTTGAAACAATATATTGTGTAGGAATACACCTGCTTCATTAAACACAGGATCGCCTTCTCCTTTGTTATATCTTTCAGCGTAAGTCTTGGCTAACTTTTCGTAATGGTAGTTCAGTGTGTTTTCGCTTATACTAGGACTAAGTTCATCTTTTTTATAAGGTAAAGGTTTAATACTTAATTTTTCATTACGACCTTCAGCAATGAATCCTTTTATAAATTCATAACTCATCATAATTTACATGCTTCGCAATCAGCATCGTCTAACAGATCCACGTTCATTTCATGAAATCCATTCATCTTAGGCTCACCTAAGTGTTCTTTTGCCTTGGATCCTGTTTTGTTAATCAAGCTGTAGTAGAAAGTTTTGATACCCCACATATGAGCTTGCATTAAATTCTTAGCAATCAATGTAGTAGGTACTTTACGGTCTGCCCAATGCGCAGGATTGTAAAAAGTATTTGTACTAATGCTTTGATCTACATAGGCTGCTAGAACTGCTGCTGTTTTTAAATAGCCAGCACAGTCTGTTTGATCCCACATCAATTGATATTTGTTTTTCAATCTGTGATACTCAGGAACCACCTGTGTCAACGAACCTGCTTTACTTTCCTTAACACTGATCAAGCTCATAGGCATCTCAATACCGTTGGTGCTGTTTATAACAACACTGCTACTTTCAACCGGAGCAATAGCCATTAGTGTGGCGTTGCGAACACCGTGCTGTTTCATTTCAGCACGTAGAGGTTCCCAATCAAGTTCAGGAGTAAAATCTGCTAGTTCGTTGACACCCGTAGCACGTAGTTCCCAAGGAAAAATACCTTGTCCATATCTTGTCTTGTCACTGTGTGTACACGCACCTCGTTCTTTAGCCAATTCAACTGTAGCTTCGGTCAAGTAGTATGCTTGATGTTCCATCCATGTCTTAACTTCAGCAAGTGCATCCCTGTCTCCATACTTAAGACTACGCTTGGCGTGCCAGTAGGCTAGATTAGTAACACCTATACCCAATGGTTGTATTTCATCATTGCTTAGTTTACTCTGTATACTCAAGAAGTCTTGGTAGTCCAGTATGTTACACAGACTACGCTGTAAAATCCTACAGGCTCTACGCATGTCTTCTGGGTTTCGGAAAGCTCCCCAGTTAATGGATCCCAGTGTACATAACGCTATGCGTCCTTCTTCATCATCAAGTCTCTTAAATGACTTAGTTGGTAATAGGATCTCACAACATAGATTGCTTTGATAGATTGTATGATACTCAGGATCAAACGGTCCTTGTTTCATTACATTGTCAATAAACACTAGATAGATGCGTCCTGTATCAGTACGCTCTTTTAAAATTCCACCCTTAAAAACTTCCTCTGCTGAGATAACTTTCTTGCGCAGACTAGATACTTTCTCGTACTTGATGTATAAATCTTCAAACCGTTTCGAGTCTCTGTAGAAAGCTTCATAAAGGTCTGGTACTTCATTGGGATCAAAGAAAGTAATGGATCCTTTATTTTTAAATCGTTTCCAGAAGAAAGCAGACAGTACCACCCCGTAGTCCATGTGTCTAACTCGGGTTTCGTCTGTGCCTTGATTATTCTTAAGCACGATAAGATCATCAAACTGATGATGCCAAATAGGATAAAAAACTGTAGCACTAGCATTACGTATACCACCTTGACTGCAACTCCTTAAATCTGCGAACCACTTCTTTAAAAAAGGAAG